GGCGAACACGAACGACCAGTTGAGCGAGAAGACGTGGGCGGCGATTCGGACGTGGACGCAGCGGTGCATTACGGGGCATTGGTTTGAGATTAATTCGCAGGTGCTCTACCGCAAGGGGTATCGGGAATCGTGGAAGGTGACGCCGGCGTCGTGTGCGCCGGAGAACAGCGAAGCGTTTCAGGGCCAGCATAACGCGACGTCGACCAGCTTCATGATTTTCGATGAGGCCTCCGGGATTGACGATGCCATTTTCAAAGCCGCGGAGGGCGGGTTGACGGATGGCGAACCGATGATGTTCATGTTTTTCAATCCGACGCGGACGACGGGGTATGCGTGGCGGGCGGTGTTTGGGGCGGGGCGGGATCGGTGGACGACGCGGGTGGTGGATGCGCGGACGTGTCGGATGCCGAATCCGGCGTTCATTGCGGAGTGGTTGGAGGATGCGGGGGGGGACGAGGACGAGGATTTTTTTCGGGTGCATGTGCGGGGGGTGCCGCCGCGGGCCGATGAGACGCAGTTCATTGACAGCGGGCGGATTGCGGCGGCGCAGACGAATCCGGTGCAGCCGTTGGCGGGCGAGCCGTTGATTCTGGGCCTCGATGTCAGCGGCGGCGGGAGCGCGTGGACGGTCGGGCGGTTTCGGCGGGGGTTGGATGCGCGGTCGGTGCCGGCGATTCGGTTGAGCGGGGCGCAGACGGCGGCGGATGACCGGGCGTTGGTGGTGGCGACGTTGGTGGAGGCGATCCGGACGCACGCGCCCGATGCGGTGTTTGTGGATTCGGCGTTTGGCGCCGCGGTGGTCGTGCGGTTGCGCGGGTTGGGGTTCACGCAGGTGTTCGAGGTGAATTTCGGCGGGCCGACGATTGAGAAGGGCGACGGGAATTTACGGGCGACGATGTGGCGGCGGATGAAAGAGTGGTTGACGCGGGGGGCGATTGACACGCGGGGGATGGACGCGAAGGGGCGGTTGGCGTTGGACCTGGCGGGACCGGGCTTTCACTTGCGCAATAACAAGTTGGTGTTGGAGTCGAAGGAATCGATGGGGAAGCGGGGGGTAGCGTCGCCGGACGATGCCGATGCGTTGGCGTTGACGTTTGCGATGCCGGTGGCGCCGCGGGATGCGCAGACGACGGCGGGGCGGTGGTTACCGGCGGCGTCGTGGCAGGCGTGAGGGGTTACGTGGGCGGCGCGGGCGGGGGCTCGGCGTCCAGGCTCGCCAAGGCATGGTCGAAGGCCCGCTTCACGAGTTCGCGCATGCGCGTCCGGAACTCGGGATCTTTCAGGATTTCCGCGGCCAGCTGCTCCGCGATTTTATCGGTGGTGCGGCTGAGCGTCGTGACGACGGAGGCGCTCACTTGTTGGGTGATCAACGATTCCAAAAGATTCATCGGCGCCCAGCCTAGCATGGCGGGGCTGGATGAGATGGCGGCGTGGATGGGTCTGTGTGGATCCATGCGTGTGAGAGATAGGTGGGGTGTAGAATGCGGCGACCACAGGAGTCTGTATGAGTGAGGACCGACGCGCGGCGCTCGAGCAGCAGCAGGCGCAGTTGATCGCGTATGCGCAGATGAAAATGATCGCCCGCGACTGGCACGGCGTGGCGGATGCGGCGATGGACCTGCGCGAGGTGGAGGCGCGGCTCGCCGAGCTCCAAGGCGCCGCCGCGGAGCAGGTCAATCCCCGCGACTGGCACGGCGTGGCGGATGCGGCGATGGACCTGCGCGAGGTGGAGGCGCGGCTCGCCGAGCTCCAAGGCGCCGCCGCGGAGCAGGTCAATCCCTATACGTCGGGCGATGTGACGCCGGTGCCGCAGTGTGACGCGGTGGTGATGGGCGGGCGCTGCGTGATGGTCGAGGGGCACCAAGGGCTGCACATGAACGCCGACGAGTGGCGTGCGGAGGCCCACTAATGCCGGCGAAATCTCGCAGTCAGCAGCGTCTGTTCCAAGCCGCCGAACACGGCGCGACGTTTCCGAAAGCGGAGAAACTCCGCGAGTCGATGCCGAAAGCGAAGCTGCGAGAATTCGCAGTGGGCAGTGAGAAGGGCAAGCCCGAACATGTCAGCAGCTACGCCGCGCGACTGAAAGCGAAGCGCGGATGAACAGGGATACGAATCAGTTGGATGAGTGCGAGCGCCTCACTCGCATTCACCGAGCGAGCCCGATCCAGCAATATCAATGCGAGACGTGTGGCTTTGTCGTGACCGCGACGACCACGCCATCGATGGCCGTGGCGATAACGGCGCATCGCCGAGCGATGCAGCACACGCTCGCGACGGATCACGCCGCGGCACGCGCCGCGCGTAGGCACAGCATCGCATGAACGGCCGCGCCGCCCGCGCGCTGCGACGTGAGGTGCGGCGCACCGTCGGCGCCGACGCGATCGACATCATCGACGCGCAGACCAACGCGATCAATCACCAGATCCTGCCGAATCTCAACGCGAGCACCGCGCGCATCGAGAGCGTCGATGAACGACTGACGGCGCTCGAGCGGCACAGCCCGCATATCCGCGAAGAGCTCACGACGATCTGGCAGCAGTGCGCCGAAGAACTGCGGCGCCTTGAGACGCGCGTCGTCATTCTCGAGGGCATGCTCGTGATTCACGATGATCACCTCGCCACGATGCAGACCGTGCAGCGCGGTCTACTCCCGAAAGACCTCTCCCTATGGCAGCGCCTCCGCTGGCTGGTGGGCGGCCGATGAAACTCTGCGAATGCGGTTGTGGTCAGCCGACGAAGATTGCCCCGCAGAGTCATACCCGCGATGGATTCGTGCTCGGCCAACCGCGGCGATTTATTGCCGGCCATCATTCCAGAGTTCGTCCCGCCAAGGATTATCCAACGGCGTTGCCGTCTGTCCTCTCACGCACGCGACTGGTGCATCGCCAGCGGGCAGAACGTGCGCTCGGGCGCGTCTTGCCACGGACGGCCGTGGTGCATCATGCCGATGGTAGCAAGCGACCTGATGCCCAACTCGTGATTTGCGACAGCCCTGCGTATCATCAATTTCTCCACACCCGCATGCGCATTGTCGCCCGTGGTGGCAATCCGGATACGGAGAAGATTTGCAAGGCTTGTCAAATCGTGAAACCACGCACGGCGTTTGTGAGTGTGCGTAGTCGATACGACGGGTTAGATTTCGAGTGCCGCGCGTGTAAAAACGAACGCTCACGAGCGGCGTATGCGCGTCGGCAGGTATCGCTATGACGGAAGAAGAATTTATCAAGCTCGCACGAGCGAGATTCGATCAGGCGGAAGATGCTGATCGGGAACAACGCAAGCGAGAGGTCTCGGACCTAGAATTTTACGCGGGTTCGCAATGGAGCCGCGAAGCCAAGTTACAACGGGAAGGACAACAAGCCATTGGTGGATTACCGCCCACCCCTGAGCGCCCCACCCTCACCATCAATAAGGTCAGGGAGCCGGTGAGACAAGTCCTCAATATGGAGGAGGGCGCGGAGTTTACGATCACGATCGCGGCGGCGGAAGATTTCGGCCCACTCACGCAGCCGAATCCCGAACGCGACCGCGAGATCGACGTGCGTGAAGGCCTGGTCCGCGGGATTCAGCGGTCGCCCGAGGCGACCGATGCGCGGTTGTGGGCCGCGTCGCGCGCGGCGATTGCCGGCCGCGGCTATTACAGCGTGATGACGCGCTACCTGCCGGGAAAAACGATGGACCAAGAGGTCTACATCCATCGCTACTACAACCAGGCGAGCGTCAGCCTCGATCCGGCGCACGAACAGCCCGATGGCAGCGATGCGGAGTGGGGGTTTGTCGGCATCGACATGCCGATCGCGCAATACGAAGCGGAATTCGGGAAGAACCGCGTCACGCGCGCGGCGAACGCGAGTGACATGGAGTGGCGGGCGCTCGGCGACGAGGCGCCTGGCTGGTTCTCGAATACGAACGAGCTCACCAAGAGCGTGCGCGTGGTCGACTACTGGTATACGGAGCGGGAGACGCGCACGCTCTGCACGTTGCCGGACGGGACGTTCGCGTGGCAGGACGAGCTCCCCGACGAGGCGCCCGACCCGATCGATACGCGGCGCGTGGTCGAGAAACACATCAAGTTCGCGAAGATTGACGGCGTGCAGAAGCTCGATGAAACCGATTGGGAGTCGCCCGACATTCCGATCGTCAAAGTGCTCGGCGAGGAGCTCCACCCCTACGATCAGGAGCGGCGGGCCGAGGGGATGGTGCGGCCGGCGCGCGATAGCAATATGGGCTACAACTCGATGGTCTCCAAGTTGGTGGAGACGGTCGGCCTCACGCCGATTCCGCCGTGGATGGTCGCCGAGGGGACGTGGGAAGTGTATCGGGCGTGGTATCAGGCGGCGACGACGCGCACGCTGCCGGCGTTGCCGTATAAGACCACGGACCTGATGGGCAATCCGGCGCCGCCGCCGTTTCGGACGCCGGTCGACACGCCGATCAATGACCTTGCCGTCAGCGTGCAGATGTTTGACCAGGCGATCAAGAGCACGACCGGCGTGCCGGACGCGAACATCGGCCGGCAGGATTCAAGCATTCGCAGCGGCAAGATGGCGCAGGTGCTGATCGCGCAGTCACAGCACGGCACCAGTCACTTCTTGAATAACCTCCGGCGGTCGATGCGCTACGAAGGGCAGATCGTCAACAACCTGCTGTATCCGATCTACGGCAAGCGGCCCGGTCGACTCGCACGGATCATCAACGGCCAAGGTGAGCCTGAGACCGTGCAGATCGGCCAGCGGCTGACGCCGACGCTGATGCCGCCGGGAATGGGTCAAGGGGCGACGAGCACCATGCCAGGGATGATGCCGCCGCCGATGGGTGGTGCGCCTGGCGGCCCGCCGATGCCAGGTCTCCCTGGGCCGCCTTCCATTGGCGCCCCCACGCCGATGGGACCAGGGGGACCGCCGCCGGGACCAATGGGCGCACCGCCGCCAGGGATGATGCCTCCAGGGATGCCGCCGGGGATGATGCGGCCGCCGGCGCCGCCACCGACGCCGCCCGTCTACACGCTGACGCCGGACGCGACCTTCAACGTCGTCGTGCGCGTCACCAAGGCCTTCGACAGCCGCCGGCAGGAAGAGGCGTCGATGATGGCGGATCTGATCCAGGCCAATCCGCAGCTCATTACGTGGTTCGGCGATTTATTCCTTAAAAACCAAGATGGACCCGGCCACCTCGAGATGGCCGAGCGCGCCAAGGTGATGTTGGCGCCACCGATTCAGCAGATGCTGACGCAGCAGGCGCAAGGTCAGGGCGCGATCCCGCCGCCGATCGCGGCGCAGATGCAGCAGCTGCAGCAGCGGCTGGCCGATGCCGAAAAACTGCTGCAGCACGCCTCGCAGGAAATCCAGTCGGACAACGCGAAGTATCAGACCGAACTGCGCCGGACGCAGATGGAGCTCGAATCGCGCGAGCGGATTGCGGCGCTCGACCGCGAGACGAAGATCACCGTCGCCGAGCTCGGCGCGAAGGTCGACCGGATGGCGCTCTTCCTTGAGGAGCGGGCGCGGGTGGGCGCGCAGCAGCACGAGGCGCAGCAGGGGATGGTGGACCGGGCGCACGAGGCCGCGATGGGCGCGCAGGAACACGCGCAGACGTTGCAGCAGGGGGACCAGGCGCACGCGCAGGCGCTCGAGCAGGGCGCGCAGCCCCCGCCGCCACAACCCGCGCCTGAGCCCGCCGGGGCGGTCTAGGGAGGCGTCACCCGAGTTTCTTTTTCAGTTCCGCCCACGGGATGCGGCGACCTTTTTCCTTCAGGGCGGCTCGTGCGGCCTTAATGTCGATCTGATCTTCGATTTGCTCCACCTGCCACCGCAGAAACGTCTGCCGCTCGCGACTGGTCAGCTTCATCCAGAGCCGTTTCAACTGTTCGACTGCGTCTCTTCCCATTGGTTTCTGGATGACTTGGGATTTCCTAGGAACGATTCCCGGATGAGGCATCGGCGGCGCTCATCCGGGAATCCATCAGAGTGGTCGCACTACGCAGGAGCTGCTCCAGCGCGAGCCGCAGCGGTTCGGGGCATTCCGGCGACGGCGGCAGCGAGATCATCATCTCGGTCATGCGCACCTCCTGTCAGGCAATCCGCACGAAGTCCACCGGCACCGTCGCGTCGATGATCGTCGCCCCGTCGAGCGTCCAGTACCGCGTGCCCATGACCTTCCACTTCTCGTTCACCCGGCCCGTGAGCTTGTCGTGGCACGTGCCGCAGAGCAGCAGCGCGGCGCGCGGCTCAAATTTCAAGCGGCCCAACCGGCCGTGGATGTGATGCACTTCCCCCCGCGTGTCCACCCGATCGAGCGAGCGGATCACGCGACGCCCGCACCACCGGCAGCGACTATGGTCGCGGTCCCAGACGAACGCCGCGAACGCCCGCTGCTGCCGATCGCGCTCGGCGTCCCGCGTGTCCCGCGCCTTGCGGCGGGAGGTCTCCGCCTTCGGCTGCGGCGTGCCCCGCGCCTGCGTCCCGACCACCGGCAGCTTCGACAGGAACGTCCCCCTCATGCCGCGCCCTCGCCGACTTTCGTGATGGCCATGACGATCTTACGCTGAACGAGAGAGAGCTTGGCCTCGGCGGCTTCCACGAGTTTCGTGACGCGCTGTGGCGCAGCCGTGGCATGGGCAGCCCGCGCGACACCCACCGCGCCGCGCATACTCGGCACCTTTCCGGCCTTGACTTCGCGTTGCACGAACGCGTGCACCGCGTCTGGCGCGGCGGCGAGCGTGCGCTCTTCGTGGCGCCGATCTTTCTCGCTCTTCGACATTAAAGTCGAACACTGCTCGACTTTTTCCGGACGCCCGCGCAACTCGCCTTCCTGGATGATCTGTTCACCACGCCGCCGCGCAAGTTCAATCTCCATCGCACCGGCCAGGATTTTGATGTCATGCACGTCAGGAATCGTGCGGTCATACCAGTCGAGAAAACTCGCGGCATCCAGATCGTCGCGTTCGTCAATCTGGTGCGCGGCCTGCAACGTCTGGAGCGCGGCTTGGATGAGGTGCGCTTTTTGGTAGGCTGTTCCCTCATGAACGGGCTGTGCTTCGATCATTTACTTCGTCTCCGGTTTCGGCATCCGGCGCGGCCGATTCCAATACGGGCTTTTACACTTCGGACAGACGGCCGCAACAAACCCGTCAATCTTCGGAATCCATTCGTGGCCGCACCGTTCGCAGCGCCAGCCGTCTTTTCGCACGAGGATTTTTGCCACGCGATGGGATTGTGTCATGCGGTATGACTCACACGATATACCCTGTGAGGATATATCTCAATAGTGTTCCTCTTTTAGAAGATAGTCGCAAGCCGGCCACGATGCCGATCAACAGTCAAACATTTGACACCGTCAATTTCTTGACACTACCGCCGCGCTGGGCGCAGACTACAGGCCATCCGTGGCCGACGAGCTCCCGGTTCCCAGCGCTGACGCCGGCAGTCCCCCCGCCGAACCGGCCGAACTGTCCCTCTCGGACCACGAAGCCCAATACCACGGGCAGAACGACCGTGACGCGCCCGCCGCCGACGCTCCAGAGCCGTCCGCGACCTCAAGCGCAGACGGCGCCGAGCCGGCGGCGGGCGAGCGCGATGAACAGGGCCGCTTCAAGGGCAAGCGCGCGAAAAGCCACGCCGCCACGCCGGCCGACGCCCCCCGCATCAACGAATTAACCAAGCGCCTGCGCGAGCGCGAAGCCGAACTCGAGTTGCTGCGCCGCGCCGCCCCGGCGCCCGCACCCGCTCCGCGGCCCGCCGCGCCCCCCACGCCGGCATCGACGCAGGCGCCTAGGCTCCAGGGCTTCATCGACCAGTTGAAGCCCGACGAGGACTACAACCTGGCCGTCGAGCGTCACGCAGAAGCGATGGCCGACTGGACCTACCGGCGCCGCGAACAGCAGGTCCAGCAGCAGCAGGCCGAGCGCCAGTTCGCGCAGACGTTCCAACAAAAAGTGGCAAGCGCGCAGGAACGGTATCCCGATTTCAACGACGTCGCGCTCAATGCGCCCTCCGCGATTCCGCAGGGCTCCCTGATCGACCGCTGGGTCTGGGAACACCGCACCGGCGCCGACGTCCTCTACTACTTCCAAAAATTTCCCGGCGAGCTCCCGCGCGTGCTCGCGCAGTCGCCGCTCGATCAACTCGAAACGCTCGCGCTCATTTCGCAGCACCTCGCTGCGCCGTCTCCCTCCACGCGCAGTGTAGCTGCCGGCACCGGATCGGCTACTGCGCCCGTGATGACATCTCAGGTCCCACGCCCGCCTA